CTTTAGCAATTGGACGTAAACCGAAAGCGGCATCTATATTAGCCATATCAGTCTCCTATTACTTTTTTAGAGACATGAACCTTACTCATTAAGATTTTTTGCCTCCAAAAGTTACTCTGCTTTGCCTTTCCTGATGGATTGGCATCGCTGGATGCTCATCTTTATGTAGATCATTTTCAATAGCATTTGTCTTTTCATTAGTAAGATTACGGAAATATTCATCCCGGTCTTCTTTTACTTCTTCTGGACAACGCATTAATAATAATCCGCCAATTCCTATCACACCTTTGTATTTGCCGTCAGCAATAGAAGGTAAATCCATTCTATCGGGATATTCATCTATTTTCACAAACTCATACCCACTTCGTAGTCTACCAATGATATTTTTTTCATCAGTCATACCACGATATTCAGCTCTTACCCACCGATGGTGAAAACCTTCTGGTGGTTCAGGTGCTTCAAGGTTCGAAGGAGGAACCCATCCCCTTTTTCGAACATCCTTTTCACGGGTTTCTAATTTGCGTGAGGTTTTTTTAATTGTTTCAGTCATTTACGCCTCCTTCACGTGTTTTGCGTACTCTTCAAGTGGCACACCAAGTTTTTTTGCAATAGCTATCTGCGAAGGTGTGAGTCTCACAGTTCTACGTCCAGATTTTGTCGATCTATTAGCAGAAGCAACCGTTTGGACGACTCGGCTACTCTTGTCTTTATTACCCTCAAATTTATGGGGAAACTCTTTTTGAATTCGTTTGTCAAGTTCATTATAGTACTCATCACTCTTTCCGTCAAATCCTTCTTGATTTATTAATTCTTCATGAAATGCCATTGCAGTGAAAGTCATACCTTTATCTTTTCCAAACCATTCATTTCTATCTGCCCATGCAACAGCTTTTTTATCTGGTTCTGCTTGTCTTGGTTGTGCTTGAGGTTGTGCTTGAGATTGTTGAACAGGTTGTGCTTTTTCATTAGTTCTTTGAGCCTCGGTCATTTTTGCTCGCTCTTCTTCTATTGTAAGTTTAGCAATAGCTTTTTGAGCATCTACTTGTGCTTTTGCATCTCCATTTGTTATAGCTGATGCTAAAACAGCTTGTGCTTTATCTAATTCAGAACCAACTCTTTTTTTATATTCTTCCAAGTACCCATCATCTACTTGTCTTACTTTTTTTGTTATATCTTCATTTTGTTTTTTTAAATTACCTGCATACTTTAAAGCTTCATCTTTTTGTCTTTCAGATTCTCTTAGTTTGTAAGTAAGTTTATCTATTCTTTTTTGTACAGCAGCTGAATATTCTTCTGCTTCTTCTTTGTTATCAGATTTTTTTTCTTCTACTTGTTCCTCTGCTTTTTCTTGATTTTCAAGTATTTCATTTTTATTTTCTTCGTCTTTTACTTCTACATCTACTGATTCTCCAGAAGTGTCGATAGGAACCATTTTATCTTGGTCGGTAGTCGCTTGTGGTTGCATAGAGTTCTCCATGTTACATTATGTTGGCTGGCAATATATCTCTTGGATCATCAACAACTGCCAGAATTTCATCTTCGTTAATAATACGTAACTCTCCACCATCAATCTTAACTCTAGATCCTGCATAGCGAGTTATTATAACCCAATCGCCCTCTTTACACCAAGGACCATCAGGATATCTCTCTTTATCTTTATAACATAAAGATCCAGTCTTTAAGACTTTACAAATATTTGTTGTTATTTGTGATTCTTCTACTGTTTCATCAGTAAGAATAACACCACCTTTTGTTTTACCTTTTAATTTAAGAGGAAACAAAACTATTCTCCAACCAACAGGTTTTGGAATTTTTTCTAATTCTTTTTTTTCTTTTTGTTTTTCTGCACCATCCCACACATGTTTTGGAACAATTAGTTTAGGTTTAGTCGTCATCGTCTAGCTCCTGTTTTTTTAGCAGGTCCGTGAGTTCCTGTTCTTCTTGTTTAAGTGCATCAAGTTTCCCGGTAAGATATTTATATTCTTCCCAACTTTTACACAGTCCACCTAATATAGACTCTTCAATTAGTTTTTGTCTACTAATTAATTGTTTTTTATAATATGAAAAAAAATTTTCTATTCGCATGATTTCATTTGGTCAGCTAATTTTTTGCAGCGATTTGGAGTTTGTTTATTCCATTTCGAGTCGAGCATCTCGTAACTCGCGCCAATAAAATTGCTTTCCTGCAGGCATTTCCACATGTTACGGAACTTGGACACGCCTGTAGGGCCAAGCTGAAATACCATTTCGGTAATGGTATGCTGCGCTGTTGTAGGCAAATCAGTTACACCATGTTCTTCCATGAGTGTTCTAGCTTTACCTATTGCAGTGTTTAAATCTTTATCAAATACTTCTTGTAGTTCTTCTTTTGTATATGTCTTGCCATCTTCAAACTTATCTTCGTGTACTACTTTATGACCCCACCCAATTGTGCGAAATCCTTCGGTGTCTATGTATACGTGATCTCTAAAGCCTTCGGATAATTTTACGGAACCAGCTAATTCGTCGTATGTCACTTAGTAAGACCCTTTGCCTTCTCAAAAGTTCTGAGGCCCGATACGCCGAGCATTGAAGTGACAATTGCTAGAAGGGGCCCAGTTTCTATGGCAGGAGGCACAATATCCATACCTGAAAATTTTGCATACCAATCAATACAGGGAGATAAGATGAACGCGAAAAATAAAGCTAGGGCTCCGCACCATCCTATAGCTGGTCGCCAGCCAGCAACGAATACGCTGCGATGGCTGGCTTCCTTTGCATTAACATCTAATTGCTTTTCTGCAAGCTTTTGTTGAATGCGTTGCATGATAATTTTTTTATCTAATTTCTCTTCTTCTGATGTATGAATTGAATCTATAACGGAAGCAACTTGTTTTAAAGCTCCGTCTTTACCGCCTAGTAAACCAGATAACAATCCAAATGCCATTTAAATAGCTCCTATAATTAGAATTACGATCAAAGCTACAATACCCGCCTTAATCCAATCCTTCATCTTCCAGTCCGACCATTCTTTCAAATGTGACCATAGATCTTTTAGTAAGTTCATAGAACCTCCTTTGTTAAGTTGAGGATTATACTATTTTACGCCTTTAAATGCTACTTTTTTAATTTGCATTCTGCTTGTTTGCCCTTGAGGTCCCGTTCCTTTGTTATCTTTTACTACAAAAGGAGAGTAAACTTTCTCTGCTGTTGAAGCAATTTTAGTATTAGGAAATGGGTTTTTTTGAGGGACAATAGTCATTTTTGCATTTTTAAATTTCATTTTCTTGCCTTTCCATAACCGCGTGTAGCTAGTCTACCCGCTAAACCACCTTTGGCAGCTTTAACAACTCCTCTGCCCATGAGAATATCTTTTTGTGTAACTTTACCATCACCTGATAGATCAGGAAACTTGGACACCGAACCACCTTTTGCAACATTTAATATTTTTTCACCTTCTTGAGTTTTTTTATCTACTCCGTGTGGAACTCCAGGTTTTTCTGTACGTGCTGGTTTTCCTTTTCCACCTTTAAGTCCTAATGGTTTCTTTTTTTCCTTTTTAGGAGAAGCTGATTCTGATTGAGGAACAGGTGGTTTCTTTTTAAGTAGATCACCAACTTTTAGTGTGATTGACAAACCTTGTTTTTTTTTCATTTTCTTCAGCTCTTTTGCTGCGTCTCGTGAAAGTTTATTTGCTTCTAGTTGTTTCTTAGTTTTTTCAGGCATAATACTTAATGTATAGTGGGTTTTAAAAGATTTAGCAAGTCTCTTCCATTATGATTCATAATATTATCATACTCTTGTTCAGTAAGATTGTTATGGTACAGCATTTTTGCTACACCCATCATTGCACCCGCTAAAAGTATCTGTTCTTCTTGACTTGTAACTGCTGTGTCGGAAAAATTCATTAACTCGTTAAAATATTCCTGTAATTTAGTTGTTGCGTTTTGCATTGTTTTGATTTTGTTTATCTAGATTAACATTTGCACGCAATTGTGCAATATCTTCGTTAGAATCTATCTTATCTTGAGCAATTTTT